TCAAATGTACTACGATAGCCAAGATTATTATATCGATATTCAACACCGTCGTAGTAGACAACTGTTTCGTTTGTTGGATGTTTATTAATAAAACTTGTAGTCCTTGAAGGTATATCCCACGCTGTTGGTAGTTTACTAGCAAAAAATAAATTTTTAAAAGTATCTTTACCTAAGTAATGATCAATGTCAAATTCGCCTGCCGGTCTTTCAATGTAAGTTAACTCATCTCTATATTCTATTTTATTAGCTAACTCTGGTATTACTGACTTGTTAGTCTCGTGCGCTCTAAAATTAACTCGACATTTATGTGTTTCTGAGTCAGCTAATGGCACATTTTCCCAATGGCGATTTTCTGGAAACATTTCATAGTATACATTTTTGAGACTGACAAATTCTGGGTGATAAAACAAAAACAAGCACTCAGGATCATCGGCACTGACTGAGATTTCAAAATCTAATGGGACATCAGTATAAACATCTGTATCTGATGCTAATTTAATTTGTGCCACTGGATGATTGTTATCCCATGTCATTGAATTCAATTTAACTTTTTGGCTAACTGAAATACCATAGGTTATACTTGTTACAGTAACCGTTCCTGTAATTATTTTATTAGTACCAAAATTAGAAATTCCGCAAAAGGGAAAAGAGAATATAACACTCATGTGGAATATTTATAGAGTAAAATACTATGGATATTAAAAAAGGCACCTAAGTGCCTTTTTGTTTAGTTACTAGACTTTTTAATGCTTTCGTATTCAGCAGCTAACTTAGCTTCTAATTTAATAGGACTATTAGTTAGTGGATTTGCAGCACGATTAGCTGTGTGTGGATCTTGACGCTTTTGACGATTTAGGTCATCACCTTGTGATGTGATGTTTTTGATTGTACCATATTTTGGTTTTGGTGCATTTTCTAATTCGTCTTCCATTGGTTCATCGACAGGGGCATCGGCTTCTTTAACTTGATACTCTTTGTCGCCTAATTTGAAACTGTCTTTGCCGGCCTTTTCTGCTTGTTGCTTTTTAAAGTGCATAACGCCAGCACCTTCATCGGCCATCTTTAAACCAGCTAATTTAGCTAATTCATTTAATTCTTCTTCCAACGGATCTACTTCTTCGTATGTAGGACCTTGTTCTGGTTTTCCTTGAATCCAGTTTTTGGCTCCTTGTACTACGTCTTTAACGGCACCCATTACACCAGGCTTAGGTGGAGTTGCTTGAGCAACACGTTGTTGTGGTGTAACTAAATCTTGACCAATGCCGCCTTGTGTTTCTTCCATTTGACGTTTAGCGTGACTATATACTTCCATCATGTCACGTAGACGGTCTGAACATACACCAGTCTCTTTAAACTTTAGCATATCTTCTTGCATTGCAGAAACCATCTCTTCAAGAGTCATATGTGTTTCTTCCATCATGCGCTTAAAGTTTACACTTTCCATCATTGAGTGTACACGACCTTTAACTGAAGATTTCTTTTCTGCACCTGGCTTAACACGACCAAATACGTCATGCATCTTAGGAGCATTATGTCCTAATGGTTTATCTTTCTTAGGACGACCACGACCTAAGCCACTAGGTTCTTTCTTAGCATGCTTACGTGGACGACCACGTTTGCCTTTATTCTCATCATCAATATCTTCTGGTTCATCAACTGGGTAACCAGGGAAATCTGTTTTACGATGTGTTGTTACGCCTGGCTTGCGAGTAATTTCACCTTCGCTAAATTTTGAGCGTTCAGCTTTAAATTCTGCGCCCAACTTTTGAGCAACTGTTATTAAATCTTGCATGGTTTGTTGTTGTTTAAGTTGTGTAACAATATAATTTACTTGTTGTTTAAGTTGTTCTTCACGAGGATGGCCGGCAATCAGCCCTAGCATTTGTTGTTCTGCTTTATTAGCTAAGTCCACTTTGGCTTGAGCCATTTTATCGTTAAGTTCTGGATTGTTAACAAATTTTGCAGCTGTATCAACTACCCACGCCATTGTTTTACCAAACGCAAGTTTAATACTATCTACAATACCTTCGTTCATGTCGTGGTCACATTCGCAACCTTCAAAAGTTAAGCCACACTCATTGCAAGTTTCTTCTGCAACGTGCTGTGGTAAACCTTTATGCTTAGTACTAGCAAAGTCTTTAGCATCTTTTTTCTTCATGTCTTTAGCTACTTTAGCAACTTCTGGACTAGCAGGCTTAGCACCTTTTTGTGCGGCATGAACCATACCCATAAATTTTTGTTGAGCTTGGCTAACTGCCTTCTCTTCAATTTTACTTTCAGCAAATGCTTCGGCTAATTTAGCTTGAACAGCGTCAACGCCTGTAAGTATAGAACCTTGTGCTTCTACACTTTCTTGAATTTCTTTAACAAGAGCAAAACGCTTTTCTTCGGGAGTTGGTTTTAATGCTTCCAACTTTCCTAAGATACTATAGATATTATCGTGTGGGTGATTCTTGCTCATAATTAACCTTTTGCCTTGTATACTTTATTTTGTGTTGTTCCAACAGGGCTAGTATCGCCAATTGGAGCATCATTTGTTGTTTTACCTGCTTCGTTACTGTCTTGAGCAAATTCAAACTTACGTGATTCTAATTCTTTTAATAAACTGCCAATGCGACTCTGGCCTGCTAGTTCTTGAGCTCCCGGCTCATCTTTTAATTCTGTTTTGTCTAACAATGCACCTTCGTGGTCTTTACCATGGGCTTCTTGTTCTTCGGTATCTTCTGCTTCATTTAAAGTACGTACAGAGATCCAATCTGGATTTAATCCAGCACGTTCTTTAAGTGTTTGGCGGATACCAGGAACTGTTACAGGATATGCAACTTTTACGTCAAACTGCCAGCACTCGCAAGGACCCCATTGTGGGAATTCACGGTGCTCTTGAATTGGTAAGCTCTTAACTGCGCTTACGCTTTCTAATTGGTAAGCATCTAGAGCATTTTTAATTTGCTCCATTACTTTGCTTGGATTTACAGTGGCCATTTTAATACGAAATTCGTATGGCTTGTTAATTTCAAAAATGTATGACTGAAATTGTTTCATTATAATATAATCCTATATTCTATATTTATACAAGTTAGGTTATTTGTCTTGTCTGTTAGCAAGGATCTGTTTAAGCAAATCGTTGCGATCTAGTACTATACCTTCGCCATCAAGCGGGCTATCATCCTGTGCTTTACCAGCATCTTTTTTAACTTGATGATCGTGCTTGGCTTTAGCTAGTTGTAGCTGTACCATTTTTAATTTTTTATCTAATTTGGCTGTTTTAGCAGTGATCGCATGTCCTAATAGTGTACCAGCTGTTTGTAGTATAACACCCGAAAAGCGAGGTTCTACATTCATGCCCAAATCAATAAGATCTTCTGCTTTGCTTTGTGCTAGTTTTGCCAGCTCGTCGAGCTCACTATCACCTGTGTCTAAATCATGTACTGTAGGAAGTGCTGCATCTATTTTGTCTATTGCTTGATTTACTTCGGCAATCAAGTCTCGATTTTCAGCAATAGTTTGCTCAGTTTCTTCTGGCGTTACACCAGAATCTGGGAGATTAAATAATTCTTCTAGTTTTTTAGTCATACCAATATTTATTGGTATTACTTCTTACCCTGATGGAAAATCATATCTTCTGTAACTACGCGGAATGTTAGGTTATGTGCTCGACACCATTGACGTGCCGCTTCCCATTTGGCCATATTTAATATAGCACTAGCTTGATCACGTATATTTTTAGCACCTTCCAAAGTAGTTTCTTTTTTAGGTTTGATTTCAACTACTTCAGCTTTTTGGTTACCATTAGAATCTTGATAGGTAATTAAAAAATCTGGAACATAGATAGTATTTTTTCCAGTTAAGGGATTGCGATAATTGATATGTACTGCTTCACTTGCCCATTGTAATACATTAGGATTGTTATCGCAAAATTGCATGAATACAAATTCCCAACTTGAACGATAAGTTGGAGTTTTGTTACCTACATACTTTGACGGATTTTGTAGTTGGAATTTGCCTTGGGCGTACTTGCTCATAATAATATTGTTCGAGTAATGTAAGGACTAGTTTTAGTAGACTCTTTTAATCCTAATACACTTGTCGGTACTCGATTGATATTTAGAAATGCCACTAGATAACTGTTAAGTTGTCCTTTGGGTAAACGTTGAAAATCAGATAGTATCGTTAATGGATCTATGTTTTGTGCCTGTGCTGTGTAAATGACTGAAGCAGCTAAATTTTTTGCTGCTGTTTTATTTTGAGTATACTCTTCAAAAAAAGCTGTAATAGCATCATTGGCTTCAGCTGAAATATTAAAAAATCCTGAGTAGAAATTATTAAAATATTTTCGTGCATCGGTTTGTGCTGACTGTAAAGATAAGTCAGGTGTACCAGTATTTGTTTGAGTGGTAATTTGATTAGTTGTCATTTGCGTCTTAGTATGGTGGGCCAACAAAGTCTGGACTTAATTGATTGTATTGTCCAACAAGATAATTAGAAGCATCACCAAATGCAGTTGATATTGGTGTTGTGATGTTATCGCCGATGAATCCAGAAATACTAGATTGTATTCCTGCTGTGATTGGTGTTAATGCATTTTGTAATGCGCCTGCGGCCACACCAGTTGCATATGATACCGCCATATTTTCAACTGTTCTAAGTGTAGCACTTGGGTTTGTAATTGCTGCGGCAGCCAGGCCAATAATTGTTTTACCGTTTGGACCAAGTCCTTGTGCAACTCCGCCAACGATTGAGCCAGCAATCTGACCAACTGCTCTGGTAGTAAGACTAATACCAGCTGCTTGTAGTTGTTGACCGATCATTGCACTACTTGAAACTCCTGCGGTTAATCCGCTAAGGCTTGGGATACTAAATCCACCACTGTTTGTTCCTGATAGACCACTTAGTGATGTACCAGTTGATAATGCCAATGCTAATGAACTGCCAAGATTTTGTGGCGCCGCCCATTCAGGACGTAAGTTTGGATTGATAGCAGTTTGATTATTTGCCAAGTCTGTTACTACAGAAGAACTAGTAGAACTTGGGGTTCCGCCATTTGGACTTGGTGTATTATCGTAATGTAAGTCAATGAATCCACCAGCGGTATTTGGTGTGACAGTACCTTCAAGATATTTTACAGTTTCAAACTGTACTGTCATTTCACTTTGTAGTGTTTCTGTACTGCCGTTAGCAAGTTCGCCGTGTTTAAAAGTTGTAATAACTGGATTAATTAATTCGTATTCACTAAATTGACCTTGGTATATACTGTAGATACGAATAGCCTGTATATACTGATATGGCTGGATAGTATTATATGTATTATAACCTACAGTTGGGCGAGGGGTATATCCCCAATCAAAACTTGCTCGGCGATCGTATTTGTGTGCTGCTTGGTATGTAGCATCAGCATAGTCTGGATCACGATAAAAGAAACTGTAGTAGTCGTACCAAAATTGTTTTACGTTATCAGCTTGATCATCGTGAAATACAATACTAATTGGATCATAACTAATTCTATTCTGTACAATATTTTTACGATTATAAGCGTTATGTACTTTTACATCAATTGAGTATTTTGGTAAACTAACACTTTTAACAATCATTCCTAGTTCTTGAGCTGCACGATTACTGATTTCAGTAATACCAGGATTAAAGTCAAACTCAACATAAAATAACCAACCGTATTTTGGACTTAATCGATATTGTCCATCGATAAAAATTCTTGATGCATGTTGATAGTTACGTAGTATTGTTTTAGTAATCGGTTGAGACATTCTCAACTGTGAACCAGTACTAGTGTCTGGTGGTAGTTCAAAAGGACCTTCAGCCGGAGGCTCAGCTGTAGTTGAACCATTATATCGAACCATTCTATCAAGGCCAGGCAGTTGTGATGATGCTGGTGCGTCTTGACGAATCATAGTATCTGTTATTGAACCAGCTGAACTTTTAACTGAGTCTGGTTCTTGACGAAGCATTGGTGGCAAGCCGCTGAGATTTGAAACTGCAACGGTATTGGGTGCTTGTCTTGACATTGCTGGATTGCCTGACAGATTGTCAACAGGATTTGCTGCCTGTCTTGACATTGGTGGTCTGCCGGTTAAATTACTAGGAGGGTTTGGCCCTTGTCGTAATTGTGTTGTTCCTATAGTTGCCATAATAATATTTATCCAATAAAAAAACCCGGGTTTTAATCCGGGTTTATTACTGTGTAAGATTAACTAAAAATTAGTTAACGGATGTACCAGGAGTTGTACTTACTACACTTGTTCCAACGCCGCCGCCGATAGTCTGAACAGCATTATCAAAGCGAATTGTTAGAGCGATCATTACAGGGTCATTACTACCGTAATTCATATCGCCGTAGTCTGCACTACTTAAGAAGCAACCATCTAATTCCCAAGCTTCTAATACTGTTGGTGTACTTGTACCGTTACCGCCATCAAGTATTTCATATGTAGTTTGGAACTTGTAGTTAATACCACTAGCTGCACTAGCTTGTTCCATAAAGTCAAACTGTTTCTGAATTTGCTGACCAACCAATTTACTAACAGCACCAGTAGCATCATCACGTAAGTTAATAGTAGTTTCATCCCACTCTGGCTTACCTTGTAGATACACTTTACTGTTGTAAACATCGATTGTAACTGGTGCAAATTTTACACTTGGACGTTTGATATCAGCTACTTGCTTTGTTAACTCGTTGGTTTGATTAGTTACACCAAAGTTAGTAAAAGTAACGCGAAAGCGATACTTTAGTTTTGGCATTAACAGACCTTGTGTGTCTGAACTTTGGTTATTTGCCAACGGTACTGTAAATTTACTTAAACTTGCTACGGCCATGTTATTCTCCTATATTCTTATTTATCTATATTCTTAGGTTGATGAAGCACCAAGTGTTGCAATGGTACCTGGGTTATACAATGCTATTGGAATGTAGATAAACTCGACATCTTTCATTGGCTCAATTGCTACGTCAACATATAATTGATTTGCAGCGATTGTACTTGATGTATTGTTGCTTGTGTCACAGATAACTAAGAAGTCATATAAGCCACGCTTGCTTAACACATCATGTAATGCGCTTTCAATTTGACTTGCAATTGATTTACGTGTAACAGTATCGTTTGGCTCAAATAAGAAACTATTTGAAATACCATTGAAAATTGTACGTAAGTAGTTTTCTAAACGAACAACGTTTACACGATTACGTGCTGTACTATCACCACTACGTGTTTCTTGTCCAAATACTACTAAACCTGTACCAGGTAGTTGTGTAATTGGGTTAATGCTCATTGTAAACAATGTATCACGTAGACCGTTGTTAATACCGTTGTGTACAAATGCGCCAGACTGTGCATCAACATAACCAATGTCAGTTAAGTTGTCAACTAGGCCACGATGTACACCAGCTGGAGCAAACCACTGATATGCAACTTGATCATTAAACAAGTATGTGCGTAGTACTGCGTGACTTGCTGGAACTGCTACAGTATTACCTGCTAAGTCATTTGTTAAACCAGCTGGATAGTATACAGCTAAGTATGGACTTGCTGTTGCTAGGCCATCGCCGTTTGCATTACTTTCCCATGCTGTTAAACTTGCTGAGTCTGGTGCTAATGTCATTGGTGTGTCGCCAATGATAAAGCCTGTATCACTACGATTGTCGTTTAATGTTACTAGGTTAGGAATTAATTCTGGGTAACCAGGAGCAACAAACAAGTTAAATGCATAGTTAGAGTCTAATAAATCAGTGTTACTATCAACAGCTGATTTCATTGCAGCTACAACTAAAGCACGTTGAGCAGCTGAACCAGCATACATAGAACCATCTTCTTTATTACCACTTACTGTTACCCATGCATCAGTTACTTGCGGTAAACTTGCATTTGGGAAACTTGTACTATTAAAATAATTAGCTACAAACTTCTTAACGTTGTATCCTGAACGACGTGTGTTGAACAATAATGTTCCACGTGGATATAAACGATAGTCTGGGCAATCTAAGTCAACATAGTTACTTGTCAACATATCAGTAGTTGATGGCAATGCATCACTAATAATATCGCTTTCGCCATCCATGTCCCAACGTGCATCAGCAAATACAATACCATTGTTACTAACATGATCTGTATTGTCAATTGCTACCCACTTAGTACCTGTATAACGATATAGACTTGGGTAGTTAATTAAATCACTACTGTCTAACCATAATTCGCCAGCTACTAAGTTGCCGTTGTCACTACGATCGCCATTCATTGGCATTGTTGCGCTAACAATAACACCCATTGGATCTGTTGTGTTCAATGCATAACCACGTACATCTGAGGTTACATTTTGGTAGCCTTTCCAGCCGCCATCATTAATCATAACATCAATATCTGATGGATTACTATAGTACCATAGTGCGCCATCCATTGGTGCAGCATATGGAGTATATGTACTATACTTAACTGTTGATGTAATGTTAACAAAGTTACTGATAACAATTGATGTACCAACTGCTTGAATTGTTTGACTTACGCCATTACTAAAGCCAGCGTTAGCAAAAGCACCGTTAGTATCAATAATAGTGATTTGACCGCCTGCTGTATGGATAAGACTAATTGTACCGTTAGCATTAACCTGTGCAGTAACATAAGGAATGTTTTGTGCTAGGATGTCTGCAACAAATGATTGTGCAGTTGTGCCACTAGTACTGTATGTTTTAAATGGGCTTGGGTAAAATGCATCTGTACCAGGTTGTGTAGCACCAATTTGAACAGTTTGTCCGCTAGTGAAACTAGTTGGTGTTGTGCCTGTACCGATAGTTTCTACTGCGTTAATTTGACTTAATATCTTAAGTTCGTTTGCAGTTGTATCAGTTGTTGCAGTTGAAACAATTTTTTGACCGTGTGCAATATTGATACCACCGCCTACTGGATCTAATCCGTAGATTGCAGAACGTGAATATGGGTACATTGGTGCAGATACCGGAACCCATGTATCTGTTGCTAAACTAAATTGTTTTAATGCAGGGCTAAAGCCGCCGCCGGTTGCGGTTGTTTTAATCCAAATAGATCCAGTTGGACGTGGTTGTGGATCTGTAGAGAACCAGCCACCAGCTGATGCATTTGGTTGCTGAGCATAAGTACCGTAGAATAAAATTGGAGGAAATACAGTTTTTGTACCAGCAACTAATG